TAACTTGTACTTTGGTACTGGTTTATTGAGTGACCATAACGAAGTAAGAGTATTGGATATGGCTAACTTAGATGGTTCTCAAAACTACAGAATCGTGATGAGATACACAGCTGGTACTCAATATGGTATCGGTTCTGACATCGCTATCCATAAGAACTATTAATATATTGAATGAGTAATGAGAGGGTGAAATTCCCTCTCTCATTCACAATATGTTAAAAAACAAAAAAAAATTAACTTAAAAAACTAAAAACTATGGCTTGTAATTTATCAGCAGGACGTAACGAACCTTGTAAAGATTCAGTAGGTGGTATAGCAGCAGTTTATTTCTGTAACTATACAGGTTCTTTCGGTGCAGCTTCATCAGCTTCTGATGCAGACGCATTATTAGAATCACTTCCATCTGGCTTAACAGTTTACGAATATGACCTAAAAGGAAATTCTAGCTATACTGAAACTGTAAACTCATCTCGTGATAATGGTACAACTTTCTTCTCTCAAGAATTAGTTCTTAACTTGAAGAAATTAACCAACGAAATGACAACACAATTGAAGTTGATGGCTTATGGTAGACCTCAAATCTTTATCCACACAATGGCAGGTGATACTCTATTGGTTGGACAAAGAGAAGGTGCAGATGTAACAGGTGGTACTATTCAGACTGGTGCAGCATTGGGTGACCTTTATGGTTATTCAGTAACTTTCACTGGACAAGAACAATTCCCAGCTCCATTTGTATCTGGTTCTACTTACGGTAACCCATTCGGTTCTGTAACTAATCCTCCAACTATCGTTAAAGGAACAAATTCCTAATCAGTATAGAAAAGAAATAATTAAGAGGTGGACACTAAGTGTTCACCTTTTTTTATGCTTATCACTATTATTCATTTTAAATTTGTTAAAATATAAACTAAAGACGAGATAATGCTTACATACTATTCATCAAGTAACAACGTATGGACATTCAGAGTACAACCAACTGGTAGTGCAAATCTTACAATGCATCTTCAGAATATGACAACGTTGGTAAATACATCAGCATCCATATCAAATTATAGATATGACCCTTATGAGAGCAAATTAGCTTTCACAGGTTCTCAGATTTCTACTTTGGCAAGTGCTAGTGTTGGTGAACAATATAGAGCTTATATAAGCGATACTACTTGCTCAATATGGCATGGTAGTATAAGTGTATTCACATCTCAATCAATTAACAAGCCTACTTATGTAAATCAGATTCCGTTGGAAGATGTTTATATTAGTAACGTAACGGATAACGAATATATAATTTTAGACTAATATGAAGTTGAATCAAAATTTAAGTGTTGTAAATTTAGCACAACAAGAAATTCCAGTTATTACTGAAGATACCAAAACACGTTACCAATGGGTACCTGTTGGTATTATTGGACCAGATGATTTCTTTCAAAATGTGATTGATGCATATAATAATTCTACAACTAATGCAGCTTGTATAGAAGGTATTGCTGATATGATATATGGTAAAGGTATTTTTACTCAAAATGAAGCATTTGCTGAAACCTTTGGTAAAATACTTCCGCAAGAAGAAATTAAAAGAGTAGCATTTGATTTAAAGCTATTTGGTAATGGTGTTATCCAAGTTTATTGGGATGATTCGCATTCTAAAATTATAAAGATGTATCATGCTCCGGCTCAAAACTTTAGAGCAGAGAAATTGTATGATAAACCAAAGATTGAAAACTATTATTATTGTACTGATTGGAGTGACCATAAAGCACAAAGATATAAGAAAAAGATTCCAGCTTTTGGAACATCAAATGAAAAGATGGAACTCTTATGGATTAAAAATTATTCGCCAGGCAAATACTATTATGCATTGCCTGATTGGATTCCTGCTTTACAATTCTCTTTTGTAGAGGCTGAATTATCAAACCTTCACTTAAACAATATTGAGAATGGGTTTTTACCTGTTGTGATGTTGAATATGAACAATGGTATTCCAGCTCCTGAAGAAAGAGATACAATTGAAGATTTGATTGAATCTAAGTTTACAGGCACTAGAAACGCTGGACGTTTTATTGTAACATTCAATGATGACCCAGAAAGAAAACCAACGATTGATGTAATTCAAACTGATAACTTACATGAGAAGACTCGTTATGTAGCAGAATATGCACAGGATAGAATCTTAGTTGGACATCGTATTACATCACCATTATTATTGGGTATTAGAACTGTATCTAATGGATTTAGTTCTCAATCAGAAGAAATGAAAACAGCTTATTCTATTCTTCAAACAATGACAATCATTCCATTCCAAAGCCTAATCATTAACTTCTTAGCTGAAGCATTTGATAAAGGTGGATACCCTGAATCTCAATTATATTTTGAGCAATTAACACCATTGGTAATTCTTTCTCAAACTGCAGAAGAAACAGGTCAAACAACTGAACAGGTGGAAGAAGAAATTAATGAACAAGCTGAAAACACTGCTGAGATTGAAGGAAATCCATCGGCAGTAGATGAAAATATAGAAACTGAAAACCTAAGTGATTATACAAGAAGTAATCCTAATTTCAATAAAAACTTTATAACTTATAAACTTCAATAAAATATGGCATACGCTTTATTTATAACACGCAACGATATTATAAAAAATACTCCACTTCAAGGTTCAATTGATGCTGATAGATTATTAAATTTCGTTAGAACTGCTCAAGACAAATACATTCTTAATCTTTTAGGAACTGTATTATTTGATTATTTACAAGCTCAAATTGAAGCAGGAACATTTAATAATTTGGATTCTTATTATCAAGACCTAATGAAAGAACACATTAAGCCAACCTTAATTTGGTATTCATGTGTAGAATACTTACCGTTTAGTGGTGTCCAATTCAAATCCGAAGGCGCTGTAAAACACGAAACGGAGACCGCTAAATCGGTAACTAAGAATGAAGTAGATTATCTTCTTCAAAAGGCTATGAACAATGCAGATTATTACGCAACAAGAATGCAAAACTATCTAATATCATATTCAAATCAGATACCGCAGTATTATCAATCAGTTGGTAATCAGACTCAGATTTATCCTGATATGGGTAATGCTTATTTTGGTGGAATAAATTTATAATATAATGGGAGCAACAATAGTAAATAACTTAGGTACTAATTACGTTCTTTATTATAACGTAATTAACTACTTCAAAACAATAATGACAAATCACCCTAGCATTCAGCGTGTTACCTATGGTGATAATTGGGGTTTAGATAGTGATGAATTTCCGCAATATCCAATTGGTAATGTTTTAATTACAAATGCTAGATTGCAAGAAAAAGTATTACATTTTACTGTGCAACTTACTATTGCTGACAAAGTTAAGTTAAAAAACAACGAAAGTATTGGTAGTTCTAACTCTCAAGACGTTCCTTTTTATGGAAGTGATGATACGGTAGATATACATGCTAATACTCTTTCTATTCTAAATGATTTAATTTCATTTACACAAAGAGGAACTGAGGCGTTAGATATTGTAACAGAACCAAATGCAGTTCCATTTAAGAATGAATTTCCAAATGCTTTAGCAGGTTGGGTTTGTACATTTGATTTAGAAGTATTCAATCAGCAAGATATTTGTTTATTCCCTAACCTATTGGGTACAGCATTGGATATTAAAGGTGTACAAACTGATTGCTAATGGCATTTCCTACTCTAGCTGACATATCAACAAAGTATAAAGAGATAGCTAAATCCACAGCCCCTGTAAAGACTGGTAGGATGAGAGATAGTATTGCAACATCTTATAAGAAATTATCAGATACACAATATCAATTAGATTTGAATATGGTATCTTATGGTTTATGGTGGAATACACCACCTCCTGTTGTTAAAAGGAAGAAATTAGCAAGAAGACCACAATTTAATTTTGTGGTAAGGGCTGCAAATAACCCTGATTTACAAGCTATGATATTTGAATATACAAAGGCTGAAATAGAAACAGTTGTAACTCAAAAGATGCAAGATTCTTTCTCAAAAGGTGGATATGGTAAACTTAGACAGGCATTTAAGAGATAGTATCCGATATATTTGTTAGTAAAAAGGTTAAATTAATAAAAGATTATAGATGGCTCTATCATATACACAAACACCGGCAACGTGTTCATTAGTTCAATCACCTACAATATTCACATTGTATGAAAGTGGAGATGTTGTTCTTTCATCATCTTTCCAATACTATTTGGACCTATACTATTGGGGTGGAACTCCAAACAATTCAGGTTCAATACAGCAATATACTATGGTTAAATTTCCAAATGCTAGCCGTGTTGGTATATTTGATGTAGGTAGAATTCTTAATTCAGCACTTTCTGGTTCAGTAGAAGGTACACCATCTAATGTAAAATATTTTAGTGTTGATGGATATTTTAGGTATCTATCAGGCTCTGCAGCAACAGCGGTAACATCATCGCATGTAAAATCTGATACATTTAAAGCATTAGATGGATATGCATTATTTGATGAACCAATTGGACAACAAATTACATCTAAATCTATACATTGGCCTATAATGACTGATGGACCTGTATCTCAATCTGTATTAGCAGAAGATATTGGGTTTGGAGCAGTATATGTAGGAACTACTGGTGGTAGTGTACCAA